GTCAAGTTCATTAAACAAAAAGACTTATCAAAATTAAATATTACTTATGCAGAATTTTGTAGTAAAAGAGCACTTAAAGAGTGTGTATTTCATGTTGTCGATAAAGAACAGCGAGCTGGCGGTAGAGAAATATTTGTAATGGACCTTGAAACAAAAATTCATCAACAACCAATCGAGAAATTCATGTCGAAGCTTTGTAAAATGTTACCAAATGAACTAATAAGTATTCCTAGTAACAAACGTATAATGACCATACATAGTCGTGTTTTTGAATTTCAATCTGAACCTGGAACCAACTTGACCCTTGATTGCAGAAAATGGGCTCCCAAATCAATGTTGAATAAATATGTGCATATGATAATATCCATGGTAGGTGTTTTACCTTTGAGTTTTGTAAAGCATTTCATGCTGTTTTTTGAGAAAATGTTTGTAAAGAAAATATGCACAAGAGAAGCAATCTACGATGCTATGGTTAGTAATTTAAGATATCGCCACCTTATGAAAAATTTTGAAGACCATATCAGTAAAGAAATCAAATGTTTTAAAATGCCATATAGTTTTGTCATGGGAATATTTAATTATTTATCATCATTTTTCCATGCTATGTCACAAGAGTATTTCAAATACATGCTTAAAAGTGTCATGCCACATGTTGATTTTAATGCTATAGCCCATAGTGACGATTCAGGTGCAAGAATAGACTGCTCAAAAACAGCTGATGCATTGGCAGTATTTTACCTATATGAATTGTTCCAAAAATGTTGCAATCATATATTGTCTCCGAAAAAAACAATTTTTTCTAGAGTTTACTTTGAAATTACTTCAATATTATATGTATCTGGTATAGTATTACCTGCCTCACAGAAACGAGTGTGGCAATTAGTATACAAGCCCAAGGGATTAGGTTATCATGATGACATTAACAGCTGTATAAGTTACTGTATAGATTTATTAATAAATGGTTGCACACATCAATCTTCATATTTAGGTTTATTATTAACTTCATTCAAAGTAGAGAAATTTTACAAATCTATAATGAAATCAATAACTAAAAGATCTGTTCTTCCTCCACAATTATTTGGACCCGTTAACTGTTTACCTTTATATTACATGTTAATTGGCACACAAGCTGAAATAATGAGATGTGTGCAAAATACTAAACATCTTAATTATATAACAGCATTCCAATGTTTAATGCACAGCCCCTATTTGCTAGATAATCAAAATTCAATATTTAAAAGTCCGCATCTACTACCAAGCAAAATGTCAGGAAGAATAAAAGATTTAATAGAAAAATGGCATGATGTATTGGATCCAGATTATAGAGACTCATGGACAGCAAAAAATTGTTATTTCAATAACTCTGTCTTAAATAGTTATTGGTTATATAACAAACTACAGGAACCTTCTTTCTTCGAATTGTGATGAGAGATAATGAAATGTTGAGGTATAAAAGGACATATCAAGCATTGAAACATAGAACGTGGAAAACAGCATATGGATCAACATGTAGAATAACAGATCTAATTAAAATCTGTAGCTATGTTGCCTTTTACATTGAACAATCAGAAGAGATGAAAGACATTAAGTTGATGATAGATGGTGTGGAAATAACAGAGGAGGAACTTATTTTAATTAAAG